AGTCAGCAGCAGTCTCAGCGACTAACCCACTCTACACAATGACATGCCTTATCAACAACACAACTGATATTGCAGGCGCGGTTGCAGACTTGGCAATGCAAAGCCTTACATTCAACGTGTCAGGTACAATTGCAGTAGCAACAACAGGTACATTCTAAACAACTAACAAAGGGGCAAAAATGGCAAAGCTAAAAGTAACAAGGGTCGATGGTGCAGTAAACGAGTATGAGATCACTCCCATAATCGAATACGCTTTCGAGCAGTATGCCAAAAAGGGTTTCCACCGCGCTTTGATTGAAGACCAAAAGCAGTCTGATATCTATTGGCTATGTTGGGAATCTATTCGTCGTTCAGGTGAGACGGTCAAGCCTTATGGGGAAGCATTTATCGAGACTCTGCGTAATGTCGAGGTCTTAGATTCTGACCCTTTAGGATAGATCGGAACTCCGTCACCTATCTCGCATCTCGCTTGAGTTACGAGTATGGAGTTCCGTTCAACACTATTGTGGAGCTATCGCCTATGGCGTTCAAGGCTCACATAGAAGTTCTAAACGATTTAGCAAAGGAGCGCAGAAATGCCAGCAAAGGTGGTGGGCGCAATCGCGCTCCGTAAAGCCTTAAGGCAATTCGAGCCCGACCTAGCTAAACAAACTAGCAAAGAGATCGCATCGTTCGTTAAGCCTATTGCCAGCAAGGCTAGGGGTTTTCTTCCGTCAAACGCAGAAGCTCCTAGCGGCTGGCTTAAGAGAGATAACGCTCAAGGCAAATGGGCTACTCGTTACTATGACAAGTCTGAGGCAAGCAAAGGCATTAGCTACAAGACAACGCCTAGCAAGAAGAATTCCAGAGGCTTCGTAGCTCTTGCATCTGTATTGAATAAATCAGCAGCGGGAACTATCTACGAGACCGCTGGTCGCAAGGCAGGCATCATAGGTAACTTCACACCTAGACTCGGTGGAGAAATTAAGGGTCGTTCTCAGAAGTCATCCGGTCGCGCTATATTCAGAGCGTTCGAGGAAGATGGCGGCAAGGCTACCGCAGGAGTTTTAAGAGCCATTGAAAAGGCTGGCGCTAAATTTAATGCTAGGAAGGCTAGAGTCTAATGGCAACATTAAGAGTTGATATAGCATCTGAATTTACAGGCGCTAAAGCATTTAAGCAGGCTGGCAAATCTACCTCCGCTCTCGAAAAGGGAGTCAAGAGCCTTGGCAAGACCATGGGCATCGCACTATCAGCTCAGGCAGTTGTAGCCTTTGGCAAGGCATCCGTCAAGGCTTTCATGGACGATCAGAAGTCTGCCGTTCTCCTAGCTAATGCAGTTAAGAATCTTGGCATCGAGATGGAAGCTCCAGCCATCGAGGGCTTCATTCAGAATCTATCTAAGCAAGCCGCAATAGCTGACGATGAACTTCGTCCAGCGATGCAGAAGCTCCTTACCCAAACCGGCTCAGTCACTAAGTCACAAGAGTTACTTGCTCGTGCCATCGAGATTTCGAGAGGTAGCGGCGTTGCTCTCGAAACCGTTACCCAAGACTTAGCCAATGCCTATGTCGGAAACCTTAAGGGTCTTAAGAAGTATAACCTTGGACTGACTCAGGCTGAACTCAAGACTGCCTCATTTGCAGATATTCAAGAGAAGCTCAATAACCAATTTAAGGGATCTAACGCTGCCTACCTAGACACCTATGCTGGCAAGATGGAAGCGCTAACAGTTGCATCCGGTGAAGCTCAGGAGACTATCGGCAAGGGCTTAGTAGATGCTCTCGTTATCCTCGTAGGTCAAGACCAAGGCATAAGCGGTCTGACTGGCAAGTTCTCACAACTAGCTACTGACATCGCTGAAGTCACTACAGGCATGGCAGCGTTCTACAAGTCAGTAGAAGATGGTGGCTCTGCCCTATCGCCACTTCTTGACTTTATGCAAATGGCTAATGACAAATTGCCTAACATCTATAAGGTCTTAGGATGGTTTAAGAAGTTTGCTCCAGCCAATAGCACCGATGCCACAGGCGTATCGACTATCGGTGAATACAACGAGAGCCAAGACCAAATGAAGCGCGGTAAGGCTAGAGCCAAGCTAGAAGCCGATGCAGAAAAGCGCGCCAAGATTCTAGCCGCAGCAGCAGCAAAGACCGCAGCAGCGGCGAAGAAGGCAGCAGCAGAAGCCAAGAAGGAAGCCGCTCTCAAGAAGGCTGCCTCAATCTTTGACATGGAGCAGATTCAACTTATCGCAGCTCTTAAGGGAAATGTATCGGCAGAAGATCGCAAGCGCCTAGAGCTTCAGCTCGCACTTGCTACAGGCAACGTCGAGGAAGCCAAGAGACTTACCTACCAGCTAGCTATCTCTCAAGGACTAACGGCTGACCTTGCAAAGAACTTGGCATCGCTTCCAGCGGCTAACAATCCTTTCGCAGCATGGAAAGGTTACCTCGATGATGTAGAGCTACAGGCTAAGCGCATCGCAGCCTTTAAGCCACCAGCACCAGAAGCACCTGCGACTCCAAATCCTCCAGTCATCACACCTCCTAAGCTTCCGAACACAGAATATAACGCTGGTACTTATGTACCTTCTTCAGGTTATGTGCCACCTACTAACGTCAGCCCGATTCCAGGAGTCACAGGCGGTGGCGGTCAGGGTATGAACACCTACGCATCATCTTCAGCCTTTGCAGCTAATAACCCAATCGTTATCCAAATCGATGGCAAGACAGTAGCGGAAGCGTTGCAGACTCAATCTATGAGCGGTACTAACACGAGAGTAGACCGCACTAACGGAAGCTTTAACTGGTGAGCCTTCCAGCACAGATAGCCGTTTCTTTCGACTTCTCTAATTCTGCGACCTTTGGATTCCCCTTCGTTATTGGCGATACTAAGTATGGAATCTTAGGAGTCTCTCAACTAGGCGCATCAAGCGTTCCCATCCCTATCGTTGACCTTACTCCAGACGTTCGTCAGATTACTATCAGCCGTGGGCGTTCACTCCAGCAGGACACCTATGAGACTGGCAGCTGCGTTGTCAGAGTGCTAGACACTACAGGCGCATGGAACCCACAAAACACTTCTTCTCCTTACTACCCTTACCTAGTACCGCTTCGCAAGCTCCGTGTCTCAGCTACAACCGGAACAGACCAGCACTTCCTATTCTCAGGCTACACAACAGAGTATCGCTACACCTTCCCTGTAGGGCAGGAGCTAGGTTATGTCGACATCTATTGCTCAGATGCCTTTAGACTCTTTCAGCTAGCTAACATCGACACCGTAGCCGATGCAGGTGCAGGGCAGTCTACCGGCACACGCATGGGCAAGATACTAGATCAGGTTAGCTTCCCAACCAATATGAGAACCTTTGCTACAGGAGACTCTAACTGCCAAGCTGACCCTGCCACCAACCGCACATCTCTAGCAGCTCTTAAGAATGTAGAGTTCTCAGAGCAGGGCGCGTTCTACATCGACGGCTCAGGCACGGCGGTATTCAAGGATAGAAGCGATGTCGTATCTTCAATCGCTGCAACTCCTATTGAGTTTAATCAGACTACTGGCATCCCATATAAGAATCTCGTCTATGCTTTCGATGACAAGCTCATCATCAATCAAGCCACAGTCACACGCGTAGGAGGCACGGCTCAGTACGCCGAGAACACCGCCTCAGCCGTTCAATACTTCCCACACTCATATAACGTGGATAAGCTGGTTATCGACACAGATGCCAATGCTCTTAATATTGCTAGGACTTATGTCGCAACGAGAGCGCAGACAACCATCCGCATCGACGCCATGACCGTCGACCTTCTAGACCCATCCGTTCCAACCAATACTATGATCGGGCTAGAGTTCTTCGATGTCTGCAAGATAACCAACGTTCAGGAGAACGGCTCAACCATCGTCAAGACCCTACAGGTACAGGGCTTGAACTGGAACATTACCCCTAACTCAATGCAAGTAACAGTTACAACACTAGAACCCATTACTGACGGTTTTGTGCTCTCGTCCACGGAACGCGGTATAATTGGTATATCCGCGATGACTTACTAGGAGATAGACAATGGCAACAGGCTTTCCAGCATCAACAGGTGACATCCTCACCGCTGCGGCGTTCAATGGACTAGTAGCATATACAGTCGATGCAGATGCGACCGCTGACTACACCGCAGTCCTAGATGATGCCTATCAGGTTCTAGTGCCTATGAATAAGGCAACTGCCGTAGCCTTTAAGATTCCTACCAATGCCTCAGTAGCTTTTCCAGTAGGTACTGCGATCACTATCCTTAATAAGGGCGCTGGAACAGTCACTATCTCAGCGGTCACATCTGGCACAACTACAGTCCTTTCAGCTGGTGCAGTAGCGGCAGCTCCTACTCTTGCTCAATACAAGACTGCCGTAGCCATCAAGACTGCTACAGATACTTGGTACGTTGTAGGCGGTATCGCCTAGCATGATCGGCGCAATCGTAGCGGGAGGGCTTAGCGCTCCTACCGCTCCAGTATTCGGTTCTTATGAGTCTATTCAGACTTTCACGGTTGGCTCAGGAGGAGCATCATCTATTACTTTCACCGTTATCCCGTCTACCTACAAGCATTTGCAAATTCGTGGAATCCTTAAACAGACCGTAGCTAACAACTGGTCATCTATTACATTTAATGGGGATGCTTCTTCAAGCACTAACTACTCAGCTCACCAGCTAAACGGTAACGGATCATCAGCATCCGCATCAGCTCAGATTAGCGGCATGGGGCTTCAACATATTGTAGGCACGGCTCAGTTTGGAGCTTATATTACTGATGTACTTGATTATGCCGACACTAACAAGTATAAAACTATTCGTACTTTAGGTGGATTCGATGCTAATGGTTCTGGTCAAATTGCTTTATCTTCAGGATCATGGAGAAGCACAACTGCGGTAAATCAGTTAACGGTTTATGCTGGTTCAGGTTCTTTCGTTGAATATTCATCTTTCGCCCTATACGGGATTAAGGGGTAATCATGCCAGCAGGGTCTACTTACACGCCGATAGCTACTACAACTCTTGGCTCAACACAGTCAAGTGTTACATTCAATTCATTTTCAGGTTATACAGACTTGATTCTTATCGGTAACGCAATACGCGGAGGAACTCCGGGAAGCGGCGCGGCTAACTATAATCTGACTTTTAATGGTGATACGGGTTCTACATATTCCTCAACCTTGCTTTATGAAGGTTCACCATATTCAGATCGTCAGACTAATACTACTAGCATGGGTTATAGCGGTTCGGTAGGCGATAATAACAGGATGCAAAATACACTTCATATTATGAATTACTCTAACACCACTACATATAAAACAATCTTAGCTCGGTGGGGTTCTGCCGTCGATGGTCATGTCAGAGCTTCAGTTGGGCTATGGCGTAGCACCGCAGCAATAACTTCATTTACTATTACTCCTAGCCTTGGCATAGCTGCTGGTTCTTCCTTCACCCTATACGGAATAAAGGCGGCATAATGGCTAATACATTCGAGCTTATTTCATCTCACACTATTTCTTCAGCTCAGTCGTCTTTGACCATTGGCAGCGGCGGAACTATTCCTCAGACATTTACAGACCTATGTGTAAAGATTTCTTCGAGGAGTAGCAATACAAGCACTTTCGGTTCTGGAATTATTTACTATTACAATGGTGCAAATTCAAGTCTTTCAACGAAAAGGTTATATGGACAAGGAAACGGCGGTATCGGCTCAACGGGCGGAACCGTTCAGTACGCTGGAATGACATCAAGCGACGGGCAGACTGCCAGCACTTTTGGTAACTCTGAGATTTACATTCCAAACTATACTGGTAGCACAAATAAATCATCCAGCTCAGACGGCGTATCAGAAAACAATGCGACTAATAATCAAATGATGCTTTCAGCTAATCTATGGAGCAATACAGCTGCTATTACTTCTATTACATTGTTGCTCGAAGATTCTAGCAATTTCATGACCGGTTCAACCTTCTACCA